TTATTCTATTAGGCCTCTTCTCTTAGCCTCTAATATTGCCCTTAATACTAGGTCTTTAGTATCTGGGTTAATTATTGCACTATCAAACCTCTTTAAGAAATCTAAATCATCTTTATTTTTCTTCTCAGCTACTACTACCTCTTTCAAGCCCTTTAAGTTCTTTAGCAGTTCCTCATACATTTCTACCTGTTCCTCTACCTTCTTAACAAGTCCTTCCAACTCTAAAGGTCTTTCATCTGTCACCTCAGCTAGATATGTTCCAAAGTACTTGTTACGTTCCTGCCTAGTGGTCTTGAAAAGGTCCGCTACTGTCTCAAACTCTTTAGCCTCATTTTTTCTTGTAATTTTAATCATGTTTATTGTCGCTGTTTATAGTGTGCCACCACTTCCTTGTTAATTAATTTATTGTTTTATGTTTTGTGTAGTGCAAAGTTAGTACGTCCTAGGTGGTCTTGCAAGTATTATTTAATATCACTCTGTACACTGTACAATATCCTCTATAATTGTTCCTAGCTTGTCTGTATCGTCTTCTTCTAATAGGTCTAGATTGCTCTTTAATGTCCTTCTATCCCCAGTCTCCTTGAATGTCTCAGCCCACTTACTTTGTTCTAGGCTTGCTGGGTGCTTGGCTGGGTTAAATCTATATCCTGCCCTATCTAGTACTTCATAGGCAACTGTATAATAATGTCTGCTACTCTTACCTATCCTTTTCAGTTCAGCCTGTATATCATTATTCTCTAGACCTTTCCTAATCTGTTCCTGTAGCTGTTCAGTTAGGGTAGTTAGTTTCTTAGCCCTGTCTTTTACTTCTATACCTAATTCTTTCAGTGCAGTTATTACCTTCTTTCTATCCTTCATACCTACCTCTATTTCTATTGTCCCACCGTCAACTGTAAAGTAGTTAGTCTTCTGTAGGGTAAAGTTTATAGCACTGTCGATTAGTTCCTTAGTTGATGGGTAGTTATAATCTAAGCTAGGATATTTCATACTAGCCCACCTCTTCTTAACCTGTTCCTTGCTAAGTCTATATTCAAGTCCTAACCCCTGTAGTACCTCTTTAGCCTGTTCTGTCTTGCCTGTCTCTATTCTTATCCTCAAGTCCTCACCAGCCTTAACAATTAGGTCATTAATCCACTGGCTAATATTTCTAGGGTTAACTGTTTCTAAGACCCTAACCGCCTCAGTATCTAAGTTAACACTATATTTCTTAGTAGGGCTTGTTCTTTTCATCATTTCTATATCATCCCTACCTGCAATGATTCTGTATATAGTTTGTTCACTGCCTACCCCTGTCAGTGCTAGTATCTCTTTTATACTGTACTTCTTACTTCTATACAGTCTAACTACATCTTCTATCTGTTCACTACTTAACCTTGCCATACCTTTAGAAAATTAAAAGCCCAACCTACTAAAAGACTGGGCTATCCGTTTTACTTACTTTACAGGTTCACTATAAACCTCTTCCCTAGTTTCACTATCTACTATGCTAACTGTACCTCCTTTATAGTCTTCAAAATAACTATAACTTGTACCGTTATAAGTCTTGATATAATCTAGGCAGTTTTCATAGCTCTCACTAAAACCTTTACAGCTACTATCTGTGTCATCATTAAACACTACATCAAATTTCCTAGTCTGTTTCATATTGCTAATGTTTTTAATTATTACACTGCAAAGATAGGTAGAATATTCCAACTATCAAAATAAAATAATATCGGGTTGTACTAAAAAGAGTTAAAAAAAAGATTGTCCGTGATACCCTTTACTAGATACCACGGACTGCAAAGACCTATTCTACTTCCTCTTTCTTATCCTTATCTTCTTCCTGTACATCTTTCTCATTCAGTTTCTTAATGATAGCCTTGTTAGTGCTAATCTTATAGGCCTCAAACTTCTCTTTAAGTATCTGAGTTATCCCAAAGACTGCCCCAGCAAAGGTAATCCCAAGACTTAAGAATCCGAGTATAGAGTTCTCAATTAGGTGTAAGATAAAGAAACTAAAGAAAGCTAAGACAACACCGCTAATAATTAATAGTACGGCTGTCATGTAACTTACTAGGTCTCTGTGTTCTCTCTCAAATTTCATAGTAGTTTAGTATTTGTTAGTAGTTAGTTGAATCTACATATAAGTTCCAATTCTGACCGTCATACAAGACTTTAATAATACCTACCCAGTTAACAGTGAATAATACAGACTTTACTACTTCTACATTGCCTTGATTATATTTTACTATACTAATTTTCTTGTGTGGGTCATCATCTACACTTATCACTAGTCTACCACTACTTCGCTTAAATATAATGTACTCCTGTCCTGCTTGTAAGTTCTCGGCTGTCTGGTGATACTTATTTATATACTTTACACGTTCTGCACTTGTTGGGTTATGACTTAACATACCTTTAGTCAGTAGGTCATTGTCTGGTAGTTGTAGGTTAGTTCCTTGGTTTCCTAGTACTTGGTTTTCTAGGTCACTTGCACCTGTTACTATTACATTTTTAACATAAGTGTCTAGGGTATAGTTTCCACCTTTATACAGTCTAGTTAAATTCCTAAGTCCATACACTGCACCGTCCGTTATTGTAATAGCTGAGTCCAAATTATTACTAACGCTACTAATACTAACCGCCTCTTGACTATTACTAACTATGTTAATGTTTGTATCTCTAGAGTAAGGTGATATACTAACAGACTGAAATATACCGTCTTTTAGTACCGTTTCATCTACCCTAGTACTAAGACCGTGGTTATGTATCTTAGTTTCTACCGTCTCATTTTCTACATCCTTAACAGTACCACGATAGTAAAAGCCGTCATCATTAATACTAAACAGGCCTCCTTGACTTTCAATATAGCGAGTCTTAATCTTCCCATTCTCAAACAGGGCTGTCTCAGTATTGCCGTTTCTGACCTTTACACGCTTTGCATCTAGTACTATATCTCCATTCAGTACCTTAGCCTCTATCTTATCTGCACTTTGTTTTAGGTAGGACTCAGTACTGTTAATCCTTACTACCTTCAATCCAGTTAAGGCAATACCCCAATCTCTTGTAGTGTCCTGTCCTGCTTGGTGTGCGCTTTCAAAATAGATACGAAGATAATTATCCTTTACTTCTACTACCCTGCTTACCTCACTTCCGCTAATAATGTGTGCAGGCTGTGAGTAATCTATAGGGGTTTGTGTGCCTGCCTTATTATCAATCTCTACATGTAACCTTACATCTGCTGCACTGAGGTAGGGTGTGAATCTAACCAAATACTGACCGCTTGGAATTTGATAACTATTACTGTCAAAAAGTACAGTGTAATCTATATCCTGTAGCTGTCCTCCTGCCTTGCTTACATCATAGGTCATTGTTACGGTGTCTGTGCTGTGGTTGTAAGATATACTTTGTGCGGGGTGGTGGTCATTTGGGAAATTCTGCACGAAATCAAATCCTACCCTGTTCCTGCTATAGTAATTATAGATGTCACTACTACTAGGACTCCAACCTGTCGCTATATTTCCTTCCTCTAGCTTAATATCCCAGAACTTAATACTTTCATACTTAACCCCATCACTATAAGAATTTAGCCTTAGTTGGTAGTGGTCGGTGGTAGGGCAGGTAAAGGTCCACACGCATTCACTCTCTGCGTTCTCACTAGTAAAAAGTAGGTTATCAGATTTACCACATAACCACACTGTAAAAGACTTATCCGTTTCTCTACTATGACTACTACTAAGGTGTCCATCTGATTTTATCTGTAGCGTGTATTTCTTACCTGCCTCTAATAATTCACTAGTAACACCTCTATAGTAGATATAACCGTCTTTGTCTTTGCTAGTGTGTAACAATGGGGTAGGCTGTCTAAAATCAATAACACCATTTAATAAGTTCTGACCTCCTACACTGAAATCCCTAACTGTCTCCTCAACTCTACTAACCTTACTTTCCGTTTCGCTAGCTGTCTGTTTGAGTGTGTTTAGTTCTCGTTGGGTCTTAGCTAGTTCTGTATCTGTGGTTGTCTTTGTACTCTCAACCTGTGCCTTAAGTTGGTCTGCATTCTGTGTGAGACTACTAATATTACTTTCAGCCTGCCTAATCATTCCTGTTATGGTGTCTAGGTTGGTTTTATTTGTCTGTACCTGTGTCTTAATAGTATCTGCCGTCTGTGTTAGTTGCGTTACCTTATTCTCAACAGTTCCTATCCTACCTGTTACATTATTAACACTCTGCTTTGTGTCTTGTACTTGTGCCTTGATTGAATCTGTAACACTAAATACAGTACTAGGCAAGACGGTAACAGGGATAGTATAAGAGTCTACCAGCTTATCACCACTTAGCAGGTTAAAGGTAAAGGTTGTCTGTCCTGTGTATGGTAGGGTCTGTGAGTGCTTAAACCTTCCTTCTCTGTTAATTCCAATCAGTCCACCGCTATACTGTATCTTAAAAGCAGGTGTATTATCAGAACTTACACTACTACCTACTACCTCAATCAGTCCTAAGTCAATGTTTAGGGATAGTCTGTTATTAGTATCAACCACCGCAACACTACCGCCCCTGTCATAGAGTTTATAGTATGGTGTTGGGTCTAAGTCTCTACCGTCCTGTCCCCTTGCTACTACTTGGGTGTTAGTGTTACCAATCCACCAAACATTATCAACTATTCTAGGGGAAACACCTGCATCACCTTTCTGTCCTTGGTCTCCTTTATCTCCCTTCTCACCTTTCTCACCCTTACTACCTTGTGCAGGGATTCTAGTATCAGTACCACCAATCCACCAAGTACCGTTCTTAATCTGTGGTGTAGTGCCGTCTCTTCCGTCTTGCCCCCTTGCTGGTATCTTACTGTCTTTATAAGTATTGCTAGCCTTATCCCATATCATCCAAGTTCCACCAGATCCGATATAAGGTGTACCACTTGCAGTTAGTTTAATTCTGTCTGCTATGTAGGATTCAAGTGTCACCCCATTGTCTACCCTAAATTCACCGCTAAATATATTCTTACCAACACTGATTACATTTAGCCTATGTGTCTCTAGGTTGTAGTCATTGATTCCTTGGTACTGTACAATACTAGGGGCTACTACAGTTTTATCTAAGTAACCTGTATTATATGCACTTATTATAATAGCTGCCTGTCTAGTGGTGTCAGTCCTATTACCCAGCTGTACTATATTATCCCCCTTCATCGGTTCACTTACACTAGCAGGGTCTTTATCTGTCTTGCTTAGGGTAATATAATTCCAACCGTCACTACCACCTGCCTCTGTACATAACCTCCAATAATACCTAGACTGTCCTGTATTGAAAGTCTGACATACTACTAAGTCGCCTGTACTGAATGTCTGTGTAGTAGTTGTTTGGTTGTCTGTATTTTTCCACCAGCACTTATAATCACCGCTTGCCAGTACTTCTACCTTTTCAATGACACAACTAGCAGGGGTAACTATAATCTGTCCTTGTGTTGCTTTTATCTCATCAACGCTAAGACTAAAGAAATGTGCTGCTTTGTTGACTGTCAGATTATCTACTACTATATCCTTACCTGTTAACCTCTCTGTATCTACTCCCTTAGCTGTCAACTGTTGAGTATTGTGTGTTTGGGTGCTTAGGTCGGTTATAGTTCCTGTATCACTGTTTAGGTTAGTGGTGGTTAGTGATTGGCTTGTATGTGAGGTAGTAGTTAGGTTAGTAATGGTAGAATCTGTTGCGTTTACATTCTCTCCAATGATAGTTGTGTATCTTAGCTCTTGTCCTGTCACGCTATCTATCTTACCAGCTTGCGTATTGATTGATTTTGCACTAATACTACCGTCACTTTCGATATTACCAACTCCTAATAGGTCTCCGCTTATATCGTGTCTTCCATCATATACCTGTCCCCAAAGTAAGTGAGGCTCTAAGGTACTATTCTGACTGCCACCTAGTCCACCACCTACACCACTTCCACCACTGCCTACACTTTCCTTTTTCTTTGCATAACTTACTACATCTATCATATCTCTAATAATGTTATCCTCGCTGTTTTATTTCTAATGTCCCTACTAACTGACTGTACTAGGAACTTCTTACCTAGGGTCTTAGATTGATAGGTACTTGTAAAATCTACCCCTGTGTCGTTCATTGTTACCTCTACCTTAAGTCTAGGCCTTGACATGAAACTATAATACTGACTTACATAGTGTTCCTCTGCCTTACCTGTCTCATCAAGCACCTTATTATATATGGTTCTCACTGGTAGACTTGTAGATGTATTAAAGACACTGTTTAGGTAGACTTCATTTTTAATACCTTTTTCCACACTCTCACTACTACTGAGCTGTGTAATAAACTTAAACTCTGTCCCATCATGCATATTTATATACTTAGTCTGTGCTGCACTTGAGTAGATTAAGTCATTATCCTCAAAGGTTTCAAGTTTACCATTATCACTTACTATATTACAAGCGAAGTTTTTAATAATGATATTCTCTGTGTGTGCTAAGATATACCTACTATTACTTGTCCACTTAGTACTCCTAAAAAACGTTGGGTGTCTTCTTACAATACTGTCCCAAACTAACTGAATAGGTGCAAGTATCTTAAAACTAACTTTACCGCTTAGCCTGTCACTCTGCTTAATTGGTATTGCCGTCCCTTCCTTGCCGTCTAAGTTCATAGTATAGTCGATAGTATTTTGTAGACTGTGTTCCTGTCCTATTATGTAGTCACCAATTTTAGGATTAATACCTAAACTAAAGGTGGTCTTATATTTAGTAGTGCCGTCATCGTCCTTATAGGTTAGGTCTGGTCTTTTCATAATCTCATCAAGTGTTAACCATTCAAACCTACTATCACCGTACACATCTAAGACTGTCTCTACACAATACTTAGACCCTATCTTAAGTTCACATTCTAGGATAGGTAGCTTACTGAATTTATCTGTACTATCACCTACACTACTATACTCAAACTTTAATCCCTGTGCTGCCTTATCCTTAGTCCATGGTTGAAAATAACTACCTGTACTATTATATATTGGTTTATCAGTATTAAGTCTTGCGCTATAATGTTTTCTAGTGTAGTACCGTCCTTCCTCGTTACCGTCTGACTTCACTAGGTTACTATCTAATCTACGAAGGTCAAATACGTTATCTCTTTTAGGTGGGTCATAGAATGGGACTATAGCGGTGTACTCTTTTCCCTGTGTCTTCCTAGCCCCATGTTTTAGGATTTGGTCATAACTAGATACCCTACTAGCTCTACCTACACTACTTTCATATAAGATAGGCTGCATTAACAAGCTACCACTAAATACTAGGTAATTGGTTGTTTCACTATCTGGGGGGCTAAATACACCACCTGACTTATTACCTACATATTCAATCAGTGGGGAACAGTCTCTAAGGTCATTGTCGCTAGGTTTGTGTCCATCTGCTGTGTCATTCTCATTACCGCCTATACTAATTACTAAGTAGTTATCAGTGTCTATCTTACTAGTTGGGCTGTTATCTGTTGCCTTAGCTTTCCTCTCTACACTACCAAGTCTAAGCAGTGCAGGGGTTAGTGGGTGTTCTCTAAGGTATTGCGCCACTTTATGCTGATTTATCCCTGTCCCGTTCTCATCAACCTCTAACATATCTTCACTCCTACGTAACTTCCATGTTGGGTTATACATAGACCTCATATACCAATCTGTCTCTGTTAACGCATCGTATGTAGTTGGTTGTCCCTTTACCGCTGCATTAAAAGCCTCGTTTGCGCTTTTTCCACTGCCAAGACTACTAATTTCTGTGAGTATTAGCTGCTGTCCTTTGTAATGTGATTTTAGACTGTCTTCTGCTAAGGGTGATTCTATGATAGTATCTTGTCCTTCGAGGCTACAGGATAATTGAAACTGATTAACCACCTCAGATGTACTCAGGCTAGTATCGCTACCTGCATAGTGTGAAGGATTGATAATAATAGATTGTGGCTGCTTACTTACTACATCACCTGTTTGTAAGTCTAACCAGTTTATAGTATTACCCTGTACTAGTGTGTCCCAATCATAGATATAAAAATCTAACCCTTCCTGTCTGATATGTAGGTTAAGATACTGCATGACTTCTTTTAGTAGATTTTCGTTTGTCCATGTACTATCCTCGTCCTTACCAATTATGAACAACTCACTAATACTTAGCTCTTCAAATACAGTACCTTCCTTTCCCTTTGCTGTACCCTTAGACTGGTCATATAGTAGCCTTGGTTTTTGGTTGTTGTTTAGGTTTAGTCCCCTAGTGTCAAATATCCTACCCAAGACCTCCATAAAACTAGTACTACCTGCCTCTTGTACTGCCTGTCTATAGTTTAGGGGTACTATATTCTTGTAACTAGTATATTGAAGGGTGCTAAGAAAGTCAGTACAGTTTAGGGTAAATTCATCAACACTACTATTAAAGGGCTGGCTAAATGTTGCTGGCTCTACATATCCTGCAAAAACACACTCACTTCCCTTCCAAATGTTTACTACTATATCTCTAGCAGCACCTGTAAATAGTAAGTCACCTAGGTAATCACTGACAACTAAGTTAATAGTGGCTGACTTCCGAATTACGTGTTCTGTTAAGTAGTCTAGAGTCTCTTCTAGGTTTACAGGGTCAGCAGCAAAGTATAAACCGTCCTTGCCTATCTCCTTAACTTCCCCACTACCACCACTTTTAATTAGGACGGTTAGTAGTTCATCCGATAAGTCCCTAAATTCACCTCTTAATATCATAGTACTCTCCTTCCTGTCTTACTCTGAACCTTACTGTAATTACTTAAGGCTAGGTATAAGTCACTACCTTTCACCCTTACACTACTTACACCTACACCACCTCCTAGACCTGCTGTATTGTTGTCTAAGATTCTAAATAGGTTTCCTTGTTGTGTCTTGGTTAGTATCATTTCACCGCTATTAACACGTGCTAGGTTATGGTCGCCAACTGTCTTACTACCTTGGAAAATACCACCCTGTGAGAATGATTGTAACTGTGAAATTGTGCTAATCATTACTGCCGTACCTGCTGCAATCGCTGCGACCCAACCGATTACGCCTAGTTTAGAATCTTGTGCGGAGGCTTGTGCAAAACCTAAGATAATCTGACCTATTGCCTGTAAGACTAAACCAGCTTTGGCTGCTGCACTGTCTTGTCCTAGTTGTTGTATTGCTTGAGACATAAACACCATACTAGCACCTATCTTCTCACCGTCACTAGCCATCTTACTACCTAGTATCTGTTGTAGGGCCTTGGCATCATCTAACATCCTAGTAATACCGCTATTCTCAAAACTACCTAAGCTATCCTTAACCTTCTGTAGTTCTTTCATACCATCTACAGACTTCTGTAGCTCCTCAGTTAGTTTAGTAAGTGCAGAAAAATCAAGTCCCTTAAGGTCTAGACTTCTACCTAGTTCCTGTCCTAACTGTCTAGCCTTGTCGATTAGTGGGTTTAGTAGTTTATCACTTGCCTCTTTCTCATCCTTTGCCCTTTGGTCTAGTAGTTCAGTATATTTGTTAGCATATTCAGCCTGTATATTAGATATTGCTGCCTGTTTCTGTTCCTCTAGCTGTGTGAGTAGTTCCTTATTATCGTGTGCCTTTTTTGCTAGGGTTGCATATTTTTTATTAATCGCTACTATCTCGACTGCTAAGTCTGCCTGTCTAAAACCTTCTATCTTAGTGTAGTAGTCGTTGATTAGTTTAAGCTGGTTGTCTAAAGCCCCTTGCGTATTGATTACGTTACTCTTATCTGAACCATACGCATTTTTTAGCTGTTCCTCTTCTGTCTTCCTACTACCCTTATTATTATTGACGGTCTCAGTTTCGATAGTCTGCTTTAAGGTCTTTTGGTCATCTGCTATCTTTTCTGCTTTCCGCTTTGCCTCTACTGCTGCTTTATCTATTTTAGGCTTTGCAGTTTTGACTTTCTTAGGCTTAGCAGTCTTAACTTTCTTAGGTGTATGTGCATTGGTCCTCATATCAGTTAGGTACTCTCTGTTAGCCTCTCTCCATTCTTTAGTACCTTTCTTAAGTAGGGATAATCTCTTTAGGTGGTATTGCTTAAGTTCCTTTAAGTTCCTACCATGTGCTGCTACGTAATCTTTATGACTTTCTTCTAGTGCATCTAACTGTGACTGCCTACTTTTTTCCTGTGCATCTTTTTGTTGGCTTAGTAGTTCATCATGTGCGCCCTTCTGATAGTTCTTCGCAAAATCATAACCCTTCTTCCACTCATCTATAGCGTTACCGACTAGACCTTCCCAGTTGCCGTTTATTAAATCTTTTATTACTGAGGCTGCAATTCTAAAAGGTGTTAAGATATACTGTAAGACGGCATTACCAACACCATAGATAACCTGTTTGAGTTTATTAAAGCTACTACCTAAGTTGTTTAGCTGTGGAAAGGTCTTCTTAAACCAACCTACAATATCTTCCCAATGTGCCACTAAGCTAGCTACTAGGGTAATAACTAAGCCTATACCAATACTTGATAGTGCTATCTTAAGTCCCTTACTTGCTAAGGCTGCTGCTTTCTGTGCTGTGCTTAGTCCTGTGGTCGCTGTGGCTGCTGCTGCATTTGCTGTTGTATTAGCTACTGTTGAGGTAGTACTAGCTGTTAGCGCACCTGTATTTCCTTGTATTGCACCAGTACTAGCAGTTAACGCACCTGTACTAGCCTGTCTACTTGCCTCATTAGTCTTAACTGCAACAGTATTAGCCGTTGTAGTAGCAGTATTATTAGATTGTTCAATACCTACTAACCTAAGGAGTGCGTGGTACGTTCTAAAAGTCCCTGAAGATTGGTCCATAAAGGAGTTTTGCAGTTGCGTAACACCTTGTAACACGCTCATCGCACCTGCAAGTTGTGTGAGAATTTTTTGTGCGTTTTCAGACTCTACACCAAACATAGCCATAGCACCGGCACCTACTTGAAAAGCACCTACTACACTACCTGCTACATCAGTTATACCTGCTAAGCCTCGTACATCATTAGCAAAATCACCTACTACTGCCTTAGCATCACCCATAGCGTCCTTGATACTACCTGCCCTTGCTGCTAGTTGTTGGAATTTCTCACTAGCAGGGTCTACACCATTGAGCAACATATTAGCTAACTCGCCTTGGATTGCTTTTAGTTCTCCCTTGATATTACCGCTACTAGCCTTAAATACAGTCTCAGTATTACCTACTTCACTTTTTACTTTATCAATAATGGACTTAAACTGTTTATCATCAAGTCGTATTACTGTTTTTAATTCTTGAGCCATATTCCTTCGCTTTCTGTTTAAGTCGTTCTATGTCCTCCTTGGTTGGTAGTGGGTCTTTATCTCCTGTACTACCTTCTAAGTTGTCCCATGGTAAGGGCATAAATTTCCGTGGGTTATTTTCTTTAGTGCCACCCATTACCTTGGCAGATGTAAAAATAGTCTGTCTCCCTATTTCCCAGTCATCCTGTTTAGCCCTGTACAGATTCTTAACTAGTACGTGTAATTCTAACATACTCATCCTGTCTAGTACATACTCGGGGTCTAGGTTGCCTTGGTAGACTAAGATACTAAATACATCTGCCATTCCTAGTTTTTTCCCTTATCCTCACCTTTCTTAGTGTCATCTTTACCCTTAAACTCTGCTTGTCTTGATAATTCCCTTTTCATGAAATCTGTATAGACTGTAAAGATACTAGGGTCTTCATCTAGGCTGTCTAAGAGTTTATCAAATGTAAGGTCAGTGTCTTTGTTACCTGCTAAGATACAACAATACAGAAAAAGGTACTGGTCGCTAAGTGTATCTAGGCTAAATAGTTTATTAGCTGCTGCCTCAAATAACATCATAGCACGTACTGAGTAGACTAGTTTATATTCCTTGTTGTTAATTGTTACTGTATTCATGATTAAAAAATTATTGGGCTACCTACTACACCCTTGTTAAGTTTGGATATAATAGGTATAGCCCTGTTTCATTATTATTCCTTTTATGCTGTTGCCACCTTCTTAAGCGGTCCGACACCTGTAAAAGTAGCAGAAAATGTAGCGTTATCCTCATTTGGTGCACTTGCCTCTAGGGTTGTAATTAATACCTTGCCTGTATATGTGCCAGTAGTTGAAGGAACCCAACCGCCTTTAGTTACCTCATCTGCCTTAGTCTTATAGTTCTTCTCTAGGGCAAATACTGCATCTATTGGGGTCTGTGCTGTCATAATATCAAAGAGTTGTTCAAAGCCTACACCTTCACCATCATTTGACATTAGATTTTCTGTTGACATTTCCCAACTAATTTTCCCTGCTTGTGCCGAAACCCATTTACCACCAGAATCTTTACTAGTAGTTTCAGTTGTATCTTGGCTAATTGAAAGACTGTGACTAGTTGCAAAAGCGATAGATTTACCGTTGATAAAAAGCATTAGGTCACGTCCTTTTGTTACACTTGCCATATTATTATTTATTTTTTATATTTACTGTTATACTAAGTAGCTGTAGGAATGTGTCTTCCCTGTATTCCTCGCTAGTGTCTTGTAGTTCTAGGTCTGTTATTTCAAGTCCCCCTATAGTTCTACCTTGGCTTGCTAGTAAGACATCTATTACCTTACTGCATATTCCTAGCCCCTGTCTATAATCACTACTTGCCACTATAAAAGACATCCTAACCTGTGTATCATAGACTAGCTTATCTTTATTAGTGCTAGGTGTTAGTCCGTCCCTTCGATAAACAATGAATGGGAAACTAGTACCTTTATCAGCGACTAGTGGAAATACTTTACTTCCTACTTGCCTACTTAATTCCTCGTCTTGTAGTAGGATAGATTTTACAACCCTACCTAATTCTAAACTCTCCATTACTTCTTATTCCATATCTTATCAATAGACTCAGAAAATAACCTACCCATAGAGTCCTCAACTTCTGACATCTTAGCCTGTACAGTGGGTTGGAAAAAACTATGTCGCTTGTGAACACCCCTACTAGCACCTGCCTTAGTACGTCTCAACTGTGTACCAAGTTCCCAAAATTTTAAGCGAAAATCAGCCATGATATGCACCTTAGCTGTATCACTATCCCTACTTGGCTTACTGTACTTGATACCAGACTCTAGCGTTTTACCATTCCACCAGTTAGGACTATTATAGCCCTTTGTTACTGTTCTGAGACTCTGCCTAGCTGCCTTAACAAGAATATCACTACCTTTTTTTAGTGCAGTGTTTTTAGCTTTGGTTTGTTCACGTCCTGTTAGTTCTGTAAATCTCTTAGCAAGTTCTTCCGTCCCTAGTAGTTCTAAGTTGTCGTTATTCATTGATTAGCTCTGTTTCTATTACCTTCTTTTGTTGGGCTGGTACTGGAATGACACTTAAGACCCTGTACTTCTTATCCTTGTACATTATATAGTCTGTGTGTTCCTGTATATTAACGTACTGCCAAACTTCAAAAGTAACTTGATAGGTATAGACTAGTTCATCGTTTACTACACCTCTCTCGCCTGTCTTATAACCTACATTAGCTCTAGTAGTTGTTAATAGGCGGTGGTGATTAGTAGTACCTCCGAAATCGTCTTGTATTATTTCAGTCCGATAAATTGCTATGGTGTCTCTTAGTAGTCCTGTTCTCATACCTTATCCTTTCCGCCTGTGTACTTCTTACTATAATTCTTATATAAGTCTAGTAAGTAGGTAAGACTATAGGGTAGCTCTGTGTGACTACTAAAAGCGATAGATTCACGGTTAGCGTATAAGTTTGCTGTTAGAATTAATATAGATTGAACTAGGGGAGGTGGTAATGTTGTCCTCCCACTAGCTTGTATGATATTTTCTAACTTATCGTCTATATGTCGTTCTACTGCTAATTCCGCTGCTTGTTCTAGGTCACACAAATACTCATCGTCTTCATGAAAGCTAGAGTCTATGTTAAGATGTTTTTTTAGTTGCTGTAAGTTTACGTACATATAGAAACTTAGTTAACTAATTAGACTGCGAATGTACCAAACTGGAAAGCCTCTGGTCTGATAAGTGCTGCATCAAAGTAAGCATTAACTACTAAGCGAATCATACCATTAACCGCCTGTGTGTAGTTATCGACGACTATGTCCAGACCGCCCCAACTTCCAATAGCTAGGTTACTGAAATCACCTACTACAAAGGTCTTAGCCTCTACATTTGATGTGCTGTAAACTGGTGTACCGTCCAATGTGCCATCAGTATAAGCAAGCTGGGCTGTACCTCTAGAACCCTTCATCATGTTTCTAAAACTAGCACGTGCAGAAGGTGAGGCAATATATGAAATACCACCCAATACATTAGCCTCCTCTACTTTTGCCTCAAGACCTACCAAGCCCTCAAAATCAGTTACCTTAGTCGGAGTCTTGCCGTTGAAAATACCTGCAGGGCTTGTAGCTGACTTAGCACCCTTGCCTAAAATCGTGTTCTCGAGCTTTGAGTTAATAGCGTTAATCAAGTCTGCCCTAATTGCATTCTCTACACCGATAGAATCCTGTGCAAGTAACATCTTAGAAATATCAACATAGGCCGTCAAACGCTTTGGAGTGAGTGTAACATTATTAAACAGTACATTGCCGTCTGTTGCTGCTGCTGTCTCACCTGCCCAGTTCACATTAGAGCCTGTCATTACTGGAATCTGTGCGTTATTAGTCAAGCCTGTATAGAACTTTGCACCTGCCTGTACTAGGACATTCTTTGCACGGAGAGGCTCGATAATATCGTATAAGTCTGTTGCTACTACATCTACACCCTCACTAGCTACTGAAACTGCCGCACGTGTTTCCATGGTAGGGATATAAATCTGACCTACAGTATTAAGACCTGCTGCCCTCATTTCCTTCATACCCTCATTACAAACTGCTGCCGTTACATTATCGAGCTGTCTGTTTTCTGCTACATTTCTAATAGCCTTGAGTAAACTAAATCTCTGTTCTTTCATCGTATTAATATTAATATGTTTGTGTGTTCGTGCTGAGCGTGTTTCTTTATCTTCCTTATCTTCACCCTCAACATCGTTATCCTTATCCTCGTCTACTACTTCCTCATCAGACTTCTCTACAGTTTCTTCCTGTACATCCTTGTCCTCTGTGTCAGTGTTTTTCTTTTCTACTTCTTCCTGTGTTGGTACTTCTTTATCTTCCTGTACCTCATCAGTCTTCTCTACAGTCTCTTCCTGTACTTCTTTCTCTTTCTCGTCCTGCATTTCTCTTAGTTGGTTAAGTTTATCTAGTGTTCTCTGACTAACTGAGGTACTACTATAAGCTGGATTCCAAACAGGGCTAACATCGTGTAACTCATCTATCTTAAGAATTTCTCTGTATTGCCTGCCGTCTGTTCCTGTCGTCCATACCTCGCTACCTTCATCTGTGCTAACTGTAAAAGCGAAACTGCTACTATCAATGTCACCACGTCTAAGGTATTCTAGTAATGAGTCTCCTATGTCAGTATTTGGTGCTGTGAAGGTATATTTAAGTCCTTGTTCGTCTAGTTGTAATTGTAAGCTACCTGTACCATACTTAGACCTTGCTAGTACCTTGTCTTGGTCATGGTTAAATAGGCAAAATACATCAGACCTCATTAGTACGTCCTCAGTGATTGCAGAAGGGTTAATAGTCTCATAAAATCCTAGGTCTTCACTTTGGCTGTTAAAAACTACTGCATAACCTTCTACTGTTCTACTGTCTTGACTTACTACTGGGGTACTATTGGTTGCTCGTATTTCTATGTTGTTATCCTTCCTCATCTGTACTACTTGTTAGGTTCGTCTTTGACACGTCATTATAAGCGAGATTATGTGTGTCACCATTCTCAACTGGATTATAACCTAGTTGTCTTCTGACTTCGTTTATACTCAAAACTCCCATACTAAGGAGACTGTTATAGTACCCTGCTAGTTCTGCCTTGTTCGTTCTCAGTATTGCAGTTTCATCTAAGCCTAATTCTAATCCTGTACCGCCTGTTAGTTTCCTGTTTAGTTCCTCCTCTATCATCACAATATAGGGGTTAAGCGTGTAAGTAAGGTATTGTAAGTTAGATTCACCTACGCTACTATAACTACTTTTGCTTAGGTCGCCTAGTAGTACAGGGCTGATATTAAAGAAACGTGCAATATCAACTACACTAAAATTTCTAGACTCTAACATCTGAGCATCTGAGCCGTTAATACTGATAGGCTGATAATCCATATTTACAGGCAGCACAACTACACCGCCTCCTTGATTACCTTGCCCAAATGTAGACCGCCAATTAGTAGATATTGCCTGCTTTTGTTCCTCACTTAGATTACTGTGTACCTTTATAATACCGTTTAAGTTGCAGCCATTACTAAAAAAATTCTCTGCTACCTGCTCTGTTTGTTGTGCTATATTGAGACTTCTAGCTGCATGACTTAGAACACTTATACCCTGTACACCGTCAACTGAGTACCTAAGAAAATGTAGAATCTCACTAGGTTGTATCTGTCTAGCACCTATGTATGAACAGGTATAGTAAAGGGTGTTATCTTCCTTCCTATAAATACACTGTACATCATCAGCTGGTAAGTATCTAAGCCCTACTACATCCTTACCCTTTTTCTCAATTAGGACATAAGCGTTACCCTTCAATAAAACAGACTGTACTATATTCTTAAGTAGGGTATAGCGTGTCATCCTATTGTTAGTAAAGATGTCATAAAGTGGGTGTTTGTCTAGTAGGTCTGTTCCCTTTGTATTCTTTGCCTTGACTTGAATAGGTAGGGTAGCAATTGAATCACTAATAAGGTTAACTGCACTGTAGACCGCACTAAGACTCATAGCACTGCCTGACTGATAACCCAAACCCCATCCTAGACTTTCTGATAAGTTAGGGTTATAAAAGGGTTGGCCTCGTTTTTCTGGCTTGTCCCTACTTATATTTAATCCTAGTATTTTCATAGTTAAAAATTAAATCCTGTTATTTCGTTATTATATCGTGGTTGCTCTAGGTACTTACCAAGTGCATTTAATGTAGAGTGTACACCGTCTATCTTACGTTCACTGTTATTATTCTGCTTAACAGGTTTGATATTACCGTTACTGTCTTCCATAATCTCACAATTACCAAACATCCAACTAGTTATTAAGTTTTTATCTAGCTTGAGTGTTCCATTACGTGCTATCATCTCCAAGTGTCGTGTAGGTCTGTTCATGCTGCCTACTGTTTGGCTGTATGGTTGGCAGTTAAATCCTAGTTCTGTTAGCTTAATAATTGCCATTGTACTCTGCCATTGGTCATAAGATATACACTCAATAGGTATAGTCTTGTTAATAGCCTGTATGTCTTCAATTACCCTGTTATAATCTACTACATTGCCTTCTGTGATATTTAGATAACCTAGTCCTTGCCAAAATTTATACTTATCCCTGTTGCTACTCTCACTTAGGGCAGACTGTGGCAAGTAGTACCAAGACTTAGAGTAGATTATATTGTCGGTTGGTATTACTAAGGTCATTGCTGTTATATCTGAGGTACTACTAAGGTCTAATCCTAAGTAGCCTGTACACCCTTGAAATTTTGGGTCTTGAAGGTCTATAGTAGTCATTGAGTCCTGTATGTATCTACTAGGAATCCACTCGCCTCGTTCATTACTACACCAGATATTCATCAATTTTGTTTTATAGTTAGTGAGTAATAAAGGGCTATTCTTTGCTTTCCTTAGTTCAGATTGTAAGTAAGATTCTGTAACAGTAAGCCCTAGGTTTGGTTGACACTTTACCCAGTTCTTAGGGTCTTCTATGTCGTCCTCCTTGTCTAGTGTGTAGATAGCTGAAAAAATACTATCATCTTCTGCCTTACCTTCCAAGATACTTATAAATGTACTTCTAAGTTGGTAGCATGGATTAGACATATCAAAGCCTGCTGTAGTGATATATAACTGTAGAGGCTGAGTTCTCATACCTGTACTACTAGTTAAGACATTTGCAGTATTATTAGATTTGGCTGCGTGGTACTCATCTAGACAAAAAGCAGAACAGTTTAGACCGTCCAATTTGTCCGCATCTGAACTAACAACCTTCATAGTACTTTTAGTTAGGGGAAACTTAATAGAATCCCTGTAATAGTTAAAGTACTTACCCTTCTTGTCTATACTACTAATAAAGTTCTTAGACATCGTGAAAGCTAGTTGGGCCTGTGCGTAACTATTAGCTGCGAATATTACTTGCGCCTCATTTTCACCGTCTGCTATGAGGTGATATAACATAAGGCCTGCTGCTAGTGTACTTTTGCCACACTTGCGTGCAACTTCTATATATACTTCCCTAACGACTCTAGTATTATCTGAACACCACTTAAAGCCGTATATACTTGCTACTACCCATTTCTGCCATTCCTGCAATACTAGGGGTAGACCTGCAAATTTACCTGTAGACTGTGGTAGCTTTTGTAAGAAATTAACTACCTTATCAACTGCCTTAGAATCAAAGTACCTATCTTCTTTGTCAAACCAGCTTAAGTATCTAGAACAAGCAAGACGAACATACTCACACGCTACTACCTTACCGCCTAAAACATCCCTTGCATAAGATTTGTACTTCTCATCTATCATAGTGTTATCCTAGTATTAAAGGGTCTGGGTAATTCTGTTTGTAGTCGTATGCTAGTACTTCCTCCCTATTAGTAAGTCTTTTAACGGCCTCTACATGAGTTTCTGTACAATTCAAGCAGTCAGTAGCGTATATTTCAATGAGTCCTAATAGTTGTCTCCACTGTGCTAAAGGGTAGGTAAATGTGTGACCGTGATAGATTTTGGTCATCGAATCCTTACCTAGTTGTTCATGTGCCAAGAGGGCAGCGTATAAAATACACCTCTCTTGTTTATCTAGCCAAAATTTAAGACTGCCAACTGTGAAACTATTAATCTCATCTGAACTGTCATAATATCGTATGTCATTAATCTTCTGTACTATTGCAGCCTGTAGTAGTTCTTCCTCTGTTGGCTCTCTGTGTTCCTCCTCTACTATGTCTTCTTGTTGGTCAGCAGTTGGGGTTTCTTCTACTACTTGCCATCCTGCTTGTACTAGTTCTTCCTCAGTTGGGTTAATGATTGTATTACCGTCTAATTCTATGTAACCGTTATATAGGTGTCCTTCTTTAATATATTTCTTCATACCTTATAATGATTGACTACCAAATTCTAATACCGTACCTAAGATAGTAACAGTGTAGATATGATTTGGTAAGATAATAAATGTACGTGGTAGTTTGATATTAGAAGGTAGACTTATTCTAGGTGCTGTACTTCCTGTCTTAAAACTAAATCCATACTCATCTAGGAAAGGACTGTTAGAGGCTGGCTGTAGGGTGATATTAAGACTTTCTACCTCTTCCCACACATGAAACTCACCGCTATTAATCGTAACTGTAGTGTCTGTTGGTTGATGTCTTACTTCCTTACTTCTGCCGTCTACACCGTCCCTACCGTCCTGTCCTTTCACATATAGGCTGGTCTTCTTTTGACTTCCTGTAGTTCTGTCGTAATTATATACATAGTAATCACCACCGACATAAGGACATTTAGTAGTTAAGTCATCCTGTATCTGTGTCAGCCTATTATCAACCGTCCCTAGTTTCTCTGTTACCTTAGTGTTTACATCTACTAAAGCACTATCTACCGTCCCTAGTTTTTCCTGTGCTGACCTTGTTACATTGTCTATACCTTCCTTTATCTTTTCTGTCAACTTACCGCTAACACTTGATTCTATCCTTTCACTAACATTACCTAGGGTCTCAGTATCATCTACCTCTAAATCTGAGTCTATATAATATTCAGTGGTAATTAGTCTATCTAGTCCTGTGGTTGGATTATTTACCTTGTAATTTAGAACGCCTTTACCCATATATTGAAGGTGAGGCCATGATAGAAACATATAACCCTCATCGTCTGTAGCTGTTAAGATAGTACCAAACTTAGGATTAACTGTAAAGAATGTAACTTGTCCACCTTCTACGAATCCTTGGGGCTTAATTCTTAACTCGCTGCCCTTGTATAAATGTTTCATATTATCCTGCTGTTAGTTTAGTTATGAAATCCTCTGCACTAAGTTCCTGTTCTTTTTCTGGCTTATCTGCTATCTTACTACTTGCTAGGGGTGATAGTCCTAACTCTTTCACAACCTTTAATATCTGTATCTGATAGGCTGTTTGAATTTGTAGTAAGGGGTGTTTATTGGGGTTACCGTATCTATCATTAATTAGTAGTCCATCCTTCTTAATTCTTTCCTTACACTGATAAAACATATCTAGTGACTCAGATAGAAGGGATAGGGCTGCTTTCCACTCATTCTTAACCTGCCCATACTCAGACTCAAGATATTTATAGGCGTTGTACATATATTCCTGTACAGACTCCCTAACATCTGGATATAAGGCCTGTATCTTTTTCTTTGTTATCATTGTTTTTCATGTATTCTTTGGTCATTAAACAGGTAGTGGGAAATTGCATAGAACATATTAACTGCATAAGAATTACCTGCCTGTTTATAGAGTTGTGTGTCACTTACCCCTGCCTGTCTTGCTAAGTCTACATCAAGTCCTGTAAACCCTTGTAACTTAAATGACTCTGTAGGTGTAATTCTTCTAAGTGGCTCGGTGTGATAGTCTGGGTTTGGTTTCCTAGTACCTGTCTGTATATAATGATGTGTATAGTAGTTTCCCATTCCTGCCCTTCTATCAGATTTACAGGTTAAGGTTGCTGCAATGGGTCTATCAAATTTAGGCTTAGTTGTGTAGCTTGTATTTTCCCCCAACAGATAAGCCCTGTATGTTGGACTAGTTGAGGTGTTATACTTGCTATCTACCTTCTTATCTAGGATATCCAATACCTCAGACTGATTATTTATGCTCCATTCCTTCCTGTAGTCCCTGTTAAATACGTCCCTTACCTTAGTTGATGTAAAGGTAAAGTTAGGCAGGTCTAAGGTGGTAGCAAAGATAATAAGCCTGTTTCTATTCTGTGCTAACTTATAATCTGCTGCATTAAATAGGTCGTAATATACAGTGTAGCCAAGATTAGTTAGGCTTGCTTGGATTGTCCTAAATGTGTTACCCTTGTCATGTGTTAATAGCCCCTTTACATTCTCTAAGAGTACAAAAGGGATAGGCTTGTACTGTTTCTTCTTGACTTCTAGGATGTGTACTATCTCATTGTATAGCGTTCCTCTTGGGTCTTGAAATCCTGCCCTCTTGCCTGCACTACTAAAAGTCTGACAGGGAAAGCCACCAGTTAAAATATCTATGTCTAAGTTCCTAGTTATGTAATCCTTAGTTTGATTCCATGCTATTAAGTCACCCATTGCTAAACTATACTTGTGGTTTGGGTGTATTGCTTGATAGGTCTTTATTGCGTGCTTGTCTATTTCACTGTATGCTAAGGTTGGTATCTCTAAGCCACTGTCAATGTATAATAGTTCTGCTGCCCTACTAAAGCCTCCAATACCTGCAAATAATTCTAAGTGGTTAATCATATTCTTTCAATTATTACACGCTGATATATAGCTTTCCCCTTTAGTATAGGTCTAATTGTATCTACTACCTTAAACTGACTGCTACAGTGCTTAATCATAAAATTAATAGGAACACCCATTAATCCTTTATAGTCGCTTGGAATGTCCTTTACTTTATTTACATTGATAGCTGGATAGTTACTGTAGGTTTGATAGTCAGTAGGGTTAAAAGTTGCTGTTAGTACTAATTCCTGTCTTGATACTGGCAGCGTTGTAAACCACGGCATAGTACATAAACTTACTTCTGTACCGTCTGGGGTTATAAATCTGCTTAATGTAGTGTGACCTGTCCTAATCCGTCCTGCCTTAAACAGTGGAAAGATACTTTTATAAGTCACTGCATTTATACTACCAACTATTATAAAATCCTTGTCCTTGATTGTATCTATATAGTCTCTGAACAGGCTAAAGGGTGGGTTTGTAATTACTATATCTGCATCCTTTAATATTGCCTTGCTAGTTGGACTGTTAAAGCTACCGTCTCCACTTACTACTGTCTTTATAGTTTGTCCGTTTATGTAGTCTAACTTATATGTACCGTTCGGATCGTAATGTGTAGCAGTTAGTCCCTTTAGTCCAAGCCTCTTATAGTTAGTAGTTAAGTAAGTCCAAAACATACTAGCCTCACTATCACAATTACAGTACACCTTCTTTCCTTTTAGGTATGGACTGTAATATACTAGTTCCTTCTCTATGTCTTCTAGCCTTGTGTAGTACTCATCATTCTTTGCTGCCTTAGATTTATTTAAGCTAGTATTACTCATTATATAATTTTTCTAGTAGATTTAATGAACGCTTAACCAGCTCACACTTCTCACGGTGGTAGTCGTCTGTGGGTAAGTCGTCTGTCATGTAGGAACGGCTTGCAAACATTATATATCTCATTCGCTTTTCTAACATATCTTCTACACCTATTCTATATGCTAGGATGTAGATATGATAGCCTGCTCTTTCTAAGTTTGTTAATCTCTGTCCTGCTTGTTCCTCCTTACCCTGCAACATATCTAAGCTAGGTAAGTACTGTATATCTTCTCCCCCTAGTTCTGTATCTAAGTGGGGTGTAGTATGGTCTGTAATGTCGCCTAGGTATAAAAATTCTAGTTCACCTCTACTACTCTTACATCCATTATAGTAAGCCCATACACCATCAACAATGTTTAATATCGGCCTCTTATAGTCTAGTCTCAAAATATCTAATACTTCGTCTAATGTTCTTGTCATAATCTCAAAATGTGTTAAAAATTACCCTCCCATGTGCAAATAAAACTGGGGTGGGGTAAAACGTTGATAGTCAAATAGTTAGATAGGGGCGGGGGTATAAAGTGCTTAAAATCAAACTGTTACACTTTACTCTCTACCTCACCCCTTAATAACTAAGTGACTTTATACTTCTACCTAGTACTGTAAGTCTTCCCCTACATTATTACTAGGTGTTGTGTTATTCTTCTTTGGGTTGTGGATAGCGTTGTGACATTCCCTACAGATTGATTGGAGGTTGTCTAAGTCATACGCTAGTCTATCTCTCTCAACAGGATTACTAGTAGACATAAAACTAACTTTGTGGTGTACATCTTGGGCAACCTTGATAATACCAATCTTAAGACAACATTCGCATAAGGGTTTCTGTCTTAGCTTTGTCTCTCTTAGTTGTTTCCATGTCGTGCTACTATATATTTTCTGTCGTTCTGCTTTTCGTTTGGCACTGTAAGAATCTTTGTTTATATTCTTAGGTGGCCTGTATATTGTTGGCATAGTTTATTAGTGTTTAGTTGTCAGTCTGTATTAGTAAAGTGGTAAGGGCTAATATCACTACTAACCCCTACCTAATTATGACAATAAACTATTACAGATTGAAAACAATTTCTTTCTACTTATTAGGATTCTAGGGCTTCTGAACTGCACTTTTTACACACTAAAACACCCTATAGTCTAACCAGCTTTTCTTAGGTAGTTGTCGTCTTTCTGTTTGCTGCTTAAACCTCTCTAGTACTTCCTCCTTTGTTAGTTCCTGTACCTCATTGTCTAGGGTTGCACGTTCTATCTCTTCACCCTTCTTATCTAATACTGACTTCTCTATCTTCTTCTTCATTGCTGCTGTCCTCCTTGATTAAAGTTTATCCCACTTGCCACTAAGACCTAATAGACTGTTCTGTATCTTAATGTTGTCCTCTTTCACATTCCCAGTTAAACCTAGACTTCGTAGCATAGGGTCTGAATGGTAAGGGTCTGATTGATTAGTTGTAGTAGGTGGGATTGGATTGCTTGGGGTATTATCTACAGGCTCATCTACAATACCTGCTAACTTCTTCCTCCTAGCCTCTAATACCATATCCCAAAACATATCATTACTACGACCGTCAAACGTGTAGAGGCTTAAACGCTTAGACTCATCATTATACCTAACATTCTCTAAGGTAGATAAAAACTTCTCCCTTGCCTGTTCCTTCTCTTCCTTCTTACTTAGCTTAACTGTATCATCCTTCTTATTAGTCTTTGGTTTGCTAGGTAAGATTGTTTCCCTGTTATCCTGTACATCACCGAATAACTCCTTTTCAAGTTGACGGCTATACTCTCTTCTAGCCTCTTCTGTCATTGTCTCAGTCTGATTTAATACTACTGCTGTCATATCTATATTATGTTTTATGTCCTAGGTTAAATACTAAGACGGTTAATTATTATGTGTTCCTTTAATTCCAAGTAACTTCCTTTAATTCCAAGTAACTTCCTTTAATTCCAA